CATGCCAACCGCTGGCGAATACTTGGCAGCAATGCACGCAGGTGGAGACACTTTCCACAACGTCAACGCCGCTTACAAAGAGGCTGTGCGCGATCAACAGTCAGCATTGCAAGCAGCTGCAGGCGATGTGCTTACCACCGATACGCCGGGTCTTTTGCCAGTGCCAGTTCTTGGGCCAGTGTTCCAAGACCTCAACTTTGTGCGACCAGTTGTCACCGCATTTGGTGCACGCTCAATGCCAAACACACCAAGCAAGACTTTTATCAGGCCAACAATTACCACGCACACAAGCGCTGCAACACAGACCGAAGGCTCTGCAGTTAGCGCAACCACAATGGTCATTGCATCTAACACGGTTACAAAGTCAACTGTTGCAGGTCAAGTCACGTTGACAATGCAAGACATGGACTTTACTGACCCAGCGTCAATGAACATTATTCTTAATGACCTTGCAGGTGAGTACCTGATCAAGACTGATGACATTGCAGCAGATGCACTTGTTTCTGGCAAGACTGCGTCAGGCTCAACATGGACTGTTACCGCTGGTGATCCAACATCGTTGATCAGTTCTTTGTATGACGCAGCACGCGAAATTGCAGAGGACAGCAACTACTTTCCAACACACTTGTGCGTAAGCCCAGACGTGTGGGAAAAGTTGGGTGCACAGTTGGACAGCAACAAGCGACCAGTTTTGGGTTATGTCACCGATGGCATTATGGGCCAAAACTCAATCGGTAAAGTTGGCGGCATGGGCTACAACAACATGAACGTAATGGGCTTGCAGCTGGTTGTTGATAACAACTTTGCATCCGGCACAATGCTTGTTGTTTACGCACCGGGCTTTGAGATTTACGAAGCACAACAAGGTGTTTTGTCAATCGCCAACCCAAGCACACTTAGCCGCACGTTCTCTTACTACGGTTACTTCTCAACATTTGTTGCCAAGTCATCGTTCATTCAGGGCATCGTAATCGCTTAGTCTGTAGCGGACTTAGACCGCTATGGCCACATACAACACCGCTACAAAACAACTCATTAGCAACTACGCGTGCATCAGCACGTTAGAGCCAACTGACATTGTTGTTGGGCAATCTATAACTGTTGGCTCGATTGGCGCACCGTTTAACGGCACGTTTACAGTGCTCGCGTTGCCACAGTACGAGTACACAGGAATTGACAACACCACTGGCGAGTTTCTTTACAACGAGGATGTAGCACGGCCCAACCAGATCATCTACGCCGCTACAGGTAGCAACGTGGACTATGCAGCGTTTTACGCCGGCACAGTTACCTATACACAAAACTGCACATGGGTTTCTGTAGCGCAACTGATCACATACTTGGGCGTAACGATCAGCAACCCAAGCGATGACTATACGTTGGCTGAACAAGCGCGCAATGCTGGCAACGATCTGTGTTATCGCCGCAGACAGGAGTCAGGTTATTTTGACAGCCTTACTACGTCACCGGGTCACGATGTCACGCTTGGCACGCTGATGTATTGTGCAGCACTGTGGCGTAGTCGAGGGTCAATAGAAACCGCTTATGCAGCGTTTGACACAATGGGCACACCAACCCAGCAATCACTAACGCCGATAGTTAAGCAATTGTTGGGCATCCCCCGACCAGCGGTTGCCTAATGCCTGCACCGTACACAGACCTACTGAACGAGGCCATAGACGATGTAGCAGCCACGCTGACAGCCGTTAGCGGCTTGCGCGTGGTAACAGACCCAACACGGCTTGTGCCTAATTGCGTGTTTCTGTTAGCACCAAGTTTTACGACCTACGGCGGCAACGGCAACATTGTGACTATGGATTTTCCGCTTAAAGTTGTCGGGTCTGGGCCTGCAGGCTTGCCAGTGTTGCGCGAGATTTTAAGCATTGTCGCATTGGTGCTGGCATCTAAAGTGATCGTGCTATCTGGTCAGCCAGCATCTATTGAGATTGGCGGCGCATCATTCCCGTGCTATGACCTGACAATTAAAGTGCAGGCACAGACAGCATGATCTACACAATTGCCTCTACTAAACTTGGCATCATTGGTGACCCGTTTGTGCCAGCTGACGGCATTAACGTGGCAGCGCTACTGTCTGGCGGTTTCATTGTTGAGCAATCCACACCTAAACCCAAAAAACCTGCTAAAACTAGTACAGAACCTAACGAGGAGATTTAACCAAAATGGCGACATCCACATATCTCAGCAACGCGACCGTCCAAATTAACAGTGTGGACGTCACAGATCAGGTTTCTGCAGCCAGCATTGTGCGCGTAATCGAGGCTCTTGAAAGCACATCCTTTGGAAAAACTTCAAGAGTGTACGTGGGGGGCCTTGAAAACTCAACCGTTACATTAACGATGTACAACTCGTTTGCTGCTACAGAAACTTATGCAACATTGGCTGCACTTGTTGGCACATCTACAACAGTGACAATTAAACCAACTAGCGCTGCAACCAGTGCTACTAATCCATTGTCAACATTGACAGGTTGCTACCTAGAAACCTTGCCAATTGTCAACGCCGCACTAGGCGCGCTAGACACAATTGACATCACGTTTACTGGTGGCGTGTACTCAGTCGCAACGTCATAAAAACAGCCGGCAACGGCCCGACACGAAAGCAGGCACATGAAAGTCAAATTAGAATTAGACCTACAAGACGGTCGCGGCAAACGCGTCATGATCACAAATATGTTTGTGGTATGTGAGTGGGAAAAACTAGAAAACCGCAAAGTTTCAGACGGTAAAGGCATTGGCTACAGCGACATTGCTTGCTGGGCATATCACCTATGCAAGTTGGCTGGTGACACTGTGCCAGACACATGGCGCGAATGGGTCAAACAGCATCCCAACATGGAATTGACCTCAGTTGATGAGACAAACCCAAACCCTACAGCGTTGGCACTTACCGAAGACAACTAGCAGAAATGCTGGTAGCAGTAGGATGGTGGCCAACGCACATCGAGTTTGACACACGCGACCTAGTTACGGTGATTAGTGTTATAGAAAAGAACAACAAGAACAGGTGAGTTTCTATGACAGTCAACACGACAATTCAGGTGGCTGGCGTAAAAGAAACTATTAACGCACTTAAAAAGATTGACCCGCAACTGCAAAAAGACTTTAGAACAAAAGCCAACGAGATTGCACAGCCAGCAATTAACGCTGCAAAAGACGTGTACACGCAAGTGCCGTTGTCTGGCATGGCATACAAATGGAATAGTCGAGGCCGCCAGTTGTTTCCGTTTAGCGTGGCTAAAGCCAAAAGCGGTGTCAAGTTGCGTATTGACACCCGGCGCAATGCTGTAGGCGTAATCCTGATTGAGCAAAAAGACCCTGCAACAGCGATTTTTGAGACTGCAGGCCGTGCTAACGCAAACCGTTTAGGCGATCAGTTAGGTTTTGTCGGCGCTGGTCGCACTCGACTAATCGGGCCTGCCGTGTATAAAGCGCGTAGAGGTGTAGAGGCTGAAATGGAAAAGATGATCTTAGACACGGCGCGCACCGTTAGGCAGGCAATGTAATGCTGTCTATTCCTATCATCTCAGAGTTTGACGGCAAAGGCATTGACAAAGCGCTTAAGCAATTTAAGCAACTAGAAACAGTTGGTGAGAAAGCACAGTTTGCTATTAAAAAGGCTGCTGTTCCTGCTGCTGCTGCGCTAGGTGCGGTCACTGCGGCTCTTGGTGCTGCGGTGGCTGCAGCTGCAGAGGATGAAGCACAGGCCGCACAACTTGCGTTGACATTAAACAACGTCACTGGCGCTACAGAGAAACAGGTTAAAGCGACTGAGGACATGATCAGCGCTATGTCGAGGGCTACTGGCACGGCGGACAGTGAACTTAGGCCGGCACTGGCTGTACTTGTTACTGGCACAAAGGACATTGCTACAGCAACAGACGCATTGTCGCTGGCACAGGATATTGCTATCGGGTCTAACAAGTCGCTTGCTGAGGTTTCTGAAGCACTGGCTAAAGCGTATGGCGGCAACATGAAAGGCCTACAAGCCTTGTCACCAGAGATTAAAGCCATGATCAAAGACGGCGCAACGCTCGATGACGTAATGAACGTACTTGGCGGAACGTTTGGCGGCTCTGCAGCAACTGCAGCCAACACCGCTGCAGGCAAGTTTAAGATACTTAAAAACTCGCTAGACGAAACAACAGAGTCAATCGGTGCAGCCTTGTTGCCAATCGTAGAAAAAGTGTTACCGATCTTGCAAAAGTTTGCTGACTGGGCACAAAAAAACCCGAGCGCATTTTTGGCTGTTGCTGCAGCAATCACCGCTATTTCTGTAGCGATCTTGGCAGTTAACTTTGCGATGGCACTAAACCCATTTTCACTTATTGCGGCAGGTATTGCAGCGTTAGTAGTTGGCGTTGTTTACGCGTACAAAACATTTGAGACATTCCGCACAATTGTTAACAGTGTGCTCAACGGTTTGATTAGTGGTTTTGAGACTTTTGCCAACGCCTACATTTCTGCAATAAACCTGATTATTCGAGGCATGAACCTGATCAACCCATTTAGCGACATCCCGTCATTGCCGTCACTTGACTTAGGCAGAATAGGTGGCGGCACTGCAGCGGCTGTTGGGTCTGGTGCAGCGCGTGAGGGCGGTGTAGGTCAAGTGCTTGCAGGTATGCCGGCTATGCCGTCTATGCCTAGCCCTAGTGCACCTATGGCTGGTGGTGGCGGTGGCGGTGGCGGTAGAGGCGGTTCAAGTCAAGGGCCCGGCTTTGGCGGCGGACTAAACGCGCTTACAACATTTGGTAACGCGGAACGTATTGCGGCGCGTACTGGCGGCAATGTAACAATTAACGTGTCTGGCGGTATCTCAACTAGCGCCGAAATAGGCAAGTCTGTTGTTGACGCAATAAATCAATACACACAGGTTTACGGCCCTGTGCGCTTTGCAGAGTTTTAGTTATGCCCGGCTCAACTGTTATCACTGGCGGCACATACCTTTTAGAGTTGTCTAGCGGTTATGACGGCGAAGCATTTTATTTAGACCAGTCAACACTTAACGGCCCTGATGTGCTTGACGGTGACGGCGAGGATTACAACGACATTACAGACGTGGTGCAAAACATTACGATCAGTCGAGGCCGCCATAAACCGTTAGACGTGTTTGGGCCAGGCGTAATGTCTGTGTCAATAAGCGTGCCAGTAGGCAACCGTGATTATGACCCGCTAAACACATCTAGCGTTTATTACAATACGTTGACAGATCAGCCGGGTCTAGCCCCGTTGCGCCCAATCAGGCTTAGCCGTAACGGTGAGTACCTTTTTACAGGTGTAGTGACCACGTTTAACCAGACTTACAACA